TTAATGCCTGACAATAATCGGTTGGTCGCTAACAATTTCACCTAATTTCGGCAGTCTTGCGCCAATTCCATCCAGGTCTCGGTCAAACATGTGCGTATATCGGCTGGTCACCAGCAAGCTGGAATGCCCCAGCAGATCCCGCACCCGCGTCATGCTCTCACCCGCCTGGGCTAACAGGCTGGCGTAGCTGTGGCGTAGGTCATGAAACCGTAGATCCTTTCGCCCGATCGCCGCCCTTGCAGTTTCGAACGTATGCCGTATCGTGTAATGCGCGCTCTTAAAGGGAAGGTCTCTCAACCACTCTTGCGCATCCAGCGGTACCGGCACCACTCGGGCCTTGCCGCTTTTCGTCTGGTTTGGTCGCAGTATGATGCGACCGCCGCTGACGTTAGACGGATCCAGCGATAACAGCTCGCCCTGTCGCAGCCCTGTCACGGCTGCCAGGGCGATGACTTTCTTATCATCGCCACGGCTATCGGGTATCGCCTGCAACAATCGCCGCAAATCCCCCTCCGTTAGATAAACATGCCGCTCGTTTTTCGGGTTGGGCTTTTTGAGCTTGTCCCCCAGCGGCTGACTTATCCACTCCCACTCTTTGTACGCCAGGTTGAGCACCCGTTTAACGACCTGAATATGGTTGTTGATTGTGCTCTGACTGCGACCTTTTTGGCGCAGGTCCTTTGCCATCTGCCGGGCCTTGTCGACTGACTCAATGCCCAGCATCACATTAGGGCCCATGTATGCCACCACGGGCTTAATGGCTTTTACCTGGCTTGTTACATCGTATTCATCTATCCAGCGCTCAACGCCCTCGAGGAAGGTGCGCCGTAGCTGGCGCCCCATGACCTCTCCGTTAAAGCGGGCATCGTTTACTGCAGCTTGGCGTGCCGCTGCGTACTCGTCGGCCTGGCGCTTACCTTCCTTGGTGCCTTCAAACGAGCATTGATGTCGCTTACCGTTGTGCGTTTCCGTGACGATCCACTTGTCGCGGCTTTCTCTGTATCGGACTGTGATTCCCATTTGCGTTCCTCGTCGTGCTGAGGGCCGCGCTTGCGGCTGAGAGCGTAGCGCGTTACATCGTCGCTATCAAAGCGAACCGCTGTTCCGATCGTAATAAATCCGATGCGCGACTTGTTCGAATAGACCCAGCTGGATGACACGCCAAGCAGGGTGGCCACGTCCTGGGGAGTCAGTAGTGGTTGCATGTCAGTCTCCTGTATACCGCTGGCCACCAGGGCCATAGCCAGCGCTTTCGCGCCATGCCTGCTCATTGCGCGCCGTGCTTTCGATGATGGCCTGCTGGCGCTCCTGATCAAGCAGCGCCTGTACTGCTGGGTTGTTAGCAATGCGCCGCAGATTCAAAAGCTCTTCTTGCTGGCGCTGAATGATGCCGGTAGCAATCGTGGCCAGTTCCCAAAGCTCGGCGGCCGCTTCGCCGTCGGCGCGTACTTTGCCCAAGCCGTAGCAGCTACCGCACGGACGGTCCCGGTTGCCCTTGATGTGGTCATGACCGGCACCCATACACACGGGGCAGTCGTCGATCAGGAGTGGGCGCCAGTTCTGTAGCCAGTCGGCTTGAGTGGTGCCGCTTTGGATACCCTTGTCGAGATCTTCATAAATGACCAGCCACTGGCCCTCGAGCGGCCCCGTGCCCATGTGCTGTTGCAGCTCGGCGTACTTGCCGCCAAGCTCACGGTGGGTGTGAGTCGGCTGGGTCATTGCAGGGCCTCAGCTTTCTGAAAGAGAGCGTCGGCATGCTCCCTTAACTCTCGGGTGGATATGTACATGTATCGGTCATGCCTCAAGATGCCTAAATGGGTCTGGCCACCCATGGAAAGGATATGGTCGACCGCTTCCCTTATCCCGGTTGCTTTAAGCGCAGCATCGCGTCGGGCGAGGCTGGCTATCGGTTTTTTTTCCATGTCATGCACTAGCGCATTAAAAATCTGGCCAGTAGATGAATTTGGCCTCCACTGATCATCATTAGCCAATCCTTGAAGCAATAATCTTGCCGTCCGTTCTATCACTTCCACATGCGCCGCCAGCGCGTCGCGCTCATGCATCAACTTAGCGTTCATACTTATCTGCGCTTCGTTCTGCTGCATTAATTGGGTATTGCTGTCAGCCAGCGCATCGCGTTCAGCTTTTAATCCCTCTGCGTGGATTGAGGCGGTCGCGCCTGATGCGATACGGCTCATTTCACGCCAGAACTCCCCGGCGTTGTAGTTACTCAGATCCCGCAATAAAAGCTTTAACTTTCCTCGTGCGTAGTTGTGATCCATGCTCACGTTGTCTTCCTCCCGTGCTCTGAGTAATGGCGGTAGGCTAGTTCTGTCAGCTCGTATTCCATTTCTAGCGCGCCTTCCACTTCTTGTATCAGCGTTGCCGCCAGTAGCTTTTCTAAAGTCGTTAGCACGCGCTTATCAGTCCAGCCACGCCCTTTACCGGGTCGCCAGCATGACAACAGGTGATCCAGCGATTGGATGCCCACCGGCGAATAGAAAAAGCGCTTTAGCACTATCTCGCCATCTGTCATCTGGTCTTCAGCGGCTAGAGCGCCTATTCGTTGCTGCCTTTTACTTGGGTCCAGTGCCGGTTCCGTAGCGACATAGCGGGCGTTTGTCTCTATTAGCTCATCAAGTGCTGCGCTCATAACGGCATGCCCTCCTGAATCGCTACCCGTGGCTCTGGGCGGTTGCTTACGTCAAAGCACTCAATGTGCGGATCTGGCGTGTGGGCATTGCATATCTGGGTAGCAAACACCTGCACACCATGGCGATCGCATCGGCCGTAAGGTGTGCGGCTGGGTTTTTGCTGTAGCGATGAGCGCTGCTGAAAAGGGCAGTGCTTATCTTCATCAAAACCGTGGTGCTGATACTGCTGACAGCTAACGCACGCTTTGGGCGAGTACATAAACGGTTCTGGGCCAGGGCTTATAGGGCTCACGACGCACCTCCAATCATTTTCCCGGCATCAGCAATGTGTTTAAGCGGACACATAAGCGCGCGAGTGCTGGCGCTGATAACGTCCTCTTTGCGTGCGGCGCAAGCGCGGGCGGCGGCTTTTAACTCAGCAACGCGGGCAGCTACATCTGTACCGCCAACTAATGCATTGCCACGTTTGCCCTGGGCGTAGCGCCGGGACACGGTAGATATGCTGATGTTGTAGCGGCTAGCTATCTCGCTGAGCGTTACGCTATCCCCCTGCTTGGGGTCGGTGGTGTATATGGCGGTCATGACTGGGCCTCGCTCTTAGTTGACGCGGGTTCCTGCTGATTCTCACCGTCCAGCCACTCAATCAGGCGCGCTACGTTATCGCGCAGGCTGCCAGCCATGAGCACAAAGTCAGTCTCAAGGCGTGCCAAGGCATCGTCGCCATCATCGGCGTGGTCGGCTTCCTCAATGAGCGCATCACCGAAGCGCAGCGACTTGAGCGCTAGATCGTCGTGGAGCACAAATGAAAGCTGCCCCTCGATAGCCATGGCCATTTGGCTGGCTTGTCGGCCGCTTTCAAGTAGTTGCTGCATTTCGTCACTATCCAGATCTACCTGGCGCCCGCGCAGTACGCCGTCATCACCTTTTGCTTTCAGTACTACGCTATCGCCAATCTGCAAATCAGCTGGGCGGGTAGCCGGGTCGCCTAACCAGGTGGTCATGGCACGAATGGGTAGCGTCTGGGATGACAGGGGCGTGGCTTTCAGGCTGCCCAGTGTTTCCCGTAGCAGGTCCAACACGTCTTCTGCGCGTGAGCGGCTTGGCGTATTGACGCCAATCAGGTTGCGCTCGGTGTCCCACCAGAGGTCAATCTTCTGACTGCGTGTAAAGGCGCGAGGCAGTAGCGCTTCGGTTACCTGCTCCTTGAGCGCCATTTTCTCTTTACGCGTTACCTTGCGGCCTTCGCGGGCCTCAATGTCGGCTACTTGCTCGTCTACTTCTTCCTTGATTACGGAAGCGGGTAGCATGCGCTCTTGGCGTAGGGCGCTTATCAGGCGGTGGCCATCGTTCTGGACCGTGTGCAGTAACTGACCGCCACCAAGGCGACCCGCTGGCGCTGTCCAGCCAAGCCGGCGGGCGTCGGCGGTGCCCAAAGGCTTGGCGGCATGATCGGTTAGGGCCATGGCCATTTGCTCAGGGCTCAGTAGCTGAACTTCGTGCAGACGGTAGAGGTGTAGATTTTTGAACCACATAGCTGTCATCCTTAATGCACGGTGTTGATGTTGGGTTGGGATATGTCGATAAATGGCGCGGCTCCAAACTGGTAATGTTTTAGCCATGCGCTACGCATATCCGGCCTGCCATTTGTTTTGATGAAGTCGCCCGCCTCAGTAAGGAAGTCGTGGCGGCTGGAGTAAGCACATAGCTTTTTGAGGCTGAGCATCACGGCTTGGAAATACATGGCGTGAATGTCGCAATCGCTAAGCTCTTTACCCTTTGTGCCGAAGCCGTCGCACTCTTGGCATTCGCGTTCGCAGCAAGGGCAAACGCCGGTGCCGTCGCATTCTTCACAATCAGCATCCAGCTCTTCGATCAACTCAAGCACTGTGTTTTTGTAATCGACTAATGAAACGGGCGTGATCATCACTCACCTCAAAACTGAACAAGCTGTTGAATGGGCGCGGCATCCGGTATTGCCAGTCGTGCTGGCGCTCGGTAGTCGTCATCGATCGCGGGGCCGGCAGGGCGCATGCCGGGGCATTGCTCGGCGGCGATACCGCGATAATCAGGCTGGCCGGTGCGCTGATTAAGCGGTACGCCCCGGGCTTCTTCGGCCGCCCACACGGCCGCTTCTGTGCAGTACGCGGTTAGCCACTGCTGCTGATCCTGCGCTTCGCCTTTTGATAAGTGACTCATGACCAGCACGGCACCGAGAAGGGCGCCAGCCCAGAGAGTTTTTGATAGTTGAATACTCATGCGGCTTGTTCCTGTACTGGCGTTAGCGGGTGGGGCAGCAGGCAGATACGCTGCTCGCTGTGAGCTGCCCACAGCACATCGCGCAGGCAATTGCGTGCAGCTTGCTCGGTAGGTAGCGGATGGTTCAGGCGAACGATGATTCTCGTACCGTCGGCACCGGTGAACGCGGGTAGGTAGCCGTTTGGCACCTGTTGCGCATGGATAACGGTGCTTTGCAGCGTGTAGCCGTCTTGCATGGCGTGGCGCTGCCAGGCGGCGATGGCAAAGCAGAGGCTGATAACGTGAGTCATGCCGCACCGCCTGCGCTTTCGTGTAGCAGCGTGGTGAGGTGTTCATTGATGTCGCAGATAGCCGTAATAGCCGTCTCATGGTGTGAGTAAAAGCAATCATGTTGCGTGTGGCTAACGTGCTGGGCGTTGTGCTGGGCTTCCCACGATTCGCAAAAGATGCCGTGCTGGGTGGTTTCCAGCATCACCGCGTATTTGCGCTGCAGGTTCACGGCCAGCGCCAGCTCTTGGCAATGCAGAAGCGTGCAGGCAAACGCGCTGTTGATATTGTTCGCCTGGAACACTTCGGTAATGGTTTTGGGTGCTTGTAGGCTCATGCTTAAACGCTCCAAGTACTGGCTTATTTCAGCCGGATGAACGAACCGAAGCTCTCAACAACACAATCACGAGCCTCCATGGAAACGACGGCGCCTTGCTTTGCCGTTCTAACGACGAGCATCACTTGCAGATCGCCGCCTTTGGCAACTGCCTGATGGGCAAGGGCAGTCATGCGGGCGCTTTTAAGTTCGTCCGCCATTGCGGCAAGTGCCTGCTCGATAGTGTTGATAGCCATGGTTCACACCTCCCGACGTAGTTGTGTGTTTGGGCGCTGTATGCGTAGGCGAGCCGTGTTGCGCTGCTGATCGTCACCGTTGCCAAACGCGATGCAGATGGAGAGCACTAGCCCCAGCGTTAAACGAACCCATTCTCGGCTGATGGCCAGCGCGACAAGGTGAGTGGTGTTGCGGGCCTTGACTCGCTCGCAAGCCAAGATGATGTGGCGGCGCACGGTGCCGACCGATCGATTCATCAGTGCCGCGCATTGCTCAGCGGTATGGCCCTCAGCGAGGAGGCAAACAATCTGGTTTTGGCGTTTGGTGAGGGACATGGCTGTAACCTAAAGTACGTGTTTCATATAAAACTACGTAAAAGCACGTAATAGGTCAAGTTAAATACGTATATTCAGAACAAAAAATACCGGCACATGGCCGGTATTCTCTTTTAAGTGCTGGTAACAGCTATGGTGAGAGCGTGTAATCTACGCCGTCAGCGTGGCTCGCTATAACTCTTCGTACGGCGTCACTTATCTCGTTTTTTTGAGGTCTAGGGTGCGTGATCGCAGCGTTAGCTAATTTAAGGGAATCGTTTTTTGGTTTATTAGCTTGTTCGTTTTGAGCGCGCTGCTGGCGCTTGCTGTCATGCATTTGTTTTTGCCCCATGGCCATAGCCTGTATAGATATACAGTATAGTGAAAGTTATGGTTTGGCCACCCCTCAGGGGCATTAGCATTATATATTGTCCGCTTTGTTTGTTGTGGGCAGAACAGGCGTCAAGCGCTCCCGTTGTTTGTCTCATCATTTCGCCTTGTGTCTCTAATTTGTCCTTATTCCATTCTCCATGGATCGCGCGATACGCAAGGCCAAAGGAGGTAAAAAAAGATGAAATTATCGCCTTGCATATCGGGAAATCCGTGTTATAGCAAGGGTGGGCGGGCTGCTGCAGGGCGTGGAATAAGGCTGCCTGCATGCATAGCTTGTTAGGGCTAGGTATAAAAAAACCGCCTGGGTGGCGGTGGTGTTCAGGGCTGCTGCGCAAAGAGTGATGCAATATTGCAATAATGTTTAGCCGTCGTCGGTACGGCCTTCTGCCACGTTGATTAGAGTACCAAGTATCGTGGTGTCTTTTTCGCCACTCAATAGCATCTGTATAGCTTGCTGACATAAGCGGGTAGCTAGCATGGTGTCCACAGGCTCGCTAGATTTCTCAATTGCCCGCTCAACAAGTTCAGCCATTCTGGCGCTAAGCCTCGCATCATCTCGCGAAACTTTCGGTACCGGATCGTCGGTAAAGCCTGCCAAGTATCCCGCGCTGACGCCATACACCGTGGCTAGTGTAGTAAGAGTGGCCATGGGAATAGGGGATCTTCCAGCCTTCCAATCTGAAACGTATTGAATGGACTTATTCGCGTCGATAGCTATTAGCTTCGAGACACCACGTTCCTTTGGGTGTTTGTGAAAATCTTGGGCGGCTTGCATGACTCGCTCCCAAACTAATTCCCGGCTTGGCCCAGGGGGTTGCTTGTCGGTCATGAATTTCGGAACTCCAGTGCGGCGCTAACTAGCCTGAAAACTACAGGAATACGCGTAGTTTAGCGTCAATTAGCATAATTGTAATTGGTGCAATATATGTAATTTCTTGCCTTTGTACGGTTATATACGTAGCATTTACGTATTAACCAAATGCGAGGCAGCCGCAATGTCGTCTATTAGCAAAGCTACTCAGCCAGCTACCCATTCAAGCCATGAGCAAGTACCTCTTCGGCCAGTAACTCTACGTGATGTGATTAGTGACTGCGGAGGATTCTCTGTGGTTGCTGATGCATTGGATGTAGCCGTTACGACTGTTTACGACTGGTCACGCCGTGGACGTGTCCCTGACTCCGACCTAAAGCCCAAGGGAGGCACAAGCTATTCCGACCAATTAGCCAAGATGCAACGTGAGGGCAAGCTATCTGCTGCCGTTATCCGTCGTCTTGGGCGTCGGCTCTGAGGTGAAGGCCATGACCATAACCGCCGCCATGCTTCCCGCACTACTTGGTCGCCCTGTTGCCTATCAAGCTGTTTTCACTCGCTTGCCGGGCGTCACAGTGCAGGGCGCCATCTTCCTGAGCCAAGCGCTTTTCCTGACCAATACGCCCACAGCATCCAAGCGTGAAGGTTGGTTCTGGAAAGAGCAACAGGGCGAACACGATAGCTGGGAAGCCGAAACCGGTATGAGCGCCAAGCAGCAGGTCACTGCCCGTAAGCAGTTGACCCAAATTGGCGTGCTCGAGGAAGTACGGAAGGGCGTTCCTGCCAAGACGTGGTACCGGGTCAATTCTGAGGCGTTAGCCGCTCAATTAGCGCTGGCGCTGAGTGATGAAGTAACCGAAAAACCGCCTGAAACGCCCGCCGCTGCTCAGACTCTCCCAACCGGAGAATCTGAAAACGCCCAACCGGAGAATCAAGTTTCCCCCGATGGGAGTGCACAGAACTGCCCAAACGGAGTTTTCTTACAGAGACTACAACAGAGAGTAACCCCCTCTCTCTCTGATGCGCGCGAGACTCAGCCGACGATCTTCGAACGTGCCGCCCAACAGGCCGACGACGGCGAACCCGCCGCTGACGATCAAGCCGCACCCCGCAAAACCGCCATGCACCTGGATTGGGAGCCCGAGCCGGAAACCTACCGCATGGCCTGCCTGCAGCGCGGCCTGTCAGCCGATGCCAACGTGCATGACGCCCTGATCGACTTCCGTGAGCACTTCGCCGCCCAGCCGGGCCGCACGAACACCCACGCAGACTGGACCCGCCGCCTTGTGCGCTGGATCTACGAGAACGCCAAGCGCCAACAACAGACCGCTACGAAAACCGCCACCACCGGAGGCAACGCCCATGCAAACCGCCGCGACCGTACTCCCACTCGCCGTCTCACAGCTCAGGAAGCGCGAGCAGCCGCCGAAGGCCGCGCATCAGCAGGAGCAGGGCAAACAATCGACGGCGAATGGTCCAGCGCTAACGGCTGGTGACGTGGACGAATTGTTCAACGTGATGGGCGAACTGTTCGGCAACAAGTTTTCCAGCCAGTGGGGCGCGTTTGATGAGACCGGCGCTTGGTGGGCAGAGCTGCAGCACGTCACGCCCGGCCAGTTAGCGATCGGCCTGCGCCGTATGCGCCAGCAGATCCAAGACGCGGCCCGCTCGAATGATGAGGTTTGGCCTCCGATGCCGATAGCGTTCGCCGCTATGTGCCAGCCCAAGCCGGAAGACATGGGCTTGCCGGGAGAGGCAGAAGCTTGGCGCGAGGTTACCGCTAACGCCCACCAGCCCCAGCGCCACACCTGGAGCCATGAAGCAGTACGCATGGCAGGCCAAGCCGTGGGCTGGTGGGAACTGACCCACGGTGGCGGTGAAACACGCGCTAGCCGCATGGAAAGCCGTTTCCGGAAAGAGTACGCCGCCCTGGTTAACCGCGTGATGAACGGCGAGCAGCTGCAGACCCGCACGCTGATCGGGCACGACAGCCAACTGAACCGTGCAGAACTGGCAGAGCGCGCCAGCCGTGAAGCTGCCCAGCAACGCGCCGCAGCGTCGGGTATGCCTGACCGTATGAACCCAAGCCAAGCCCTGCGCCTTATGCGTGCAGGCCTGGGAGGAGCTTAATCATGAATACAGCAGTGATGCAGCCCACGGGCCGCGAAGTCTCAGCAGAAGCGTTTCACGATTACCGCCGCAGCGGGCGTCTATGTGCAAGTCAGCAGCATGTGCTTGAAGCGTTCAGCGCTGGACCGATGACGCGCAACCAGGCAGCAGAACGCACAGGCATACCGCTGTCGAGCATTTGCGGCCGCGCCCGTGAGCTACTTGACGCAGATCTGATTACCGTCATGGGCACGACTCAGGACAAACCGGCCCGCCAGATACTGCAGCTGACCGAAAAAGGCCAAGCCGCAGCGTATTTGATTTATCAGGAGGGCGCGAACGATGCCGCTAAGTAGCCTTGAGCACCTGGTGCTGCAGTTGGTTTGCAGTGAAAATAAGAAATACCGGGGTGGCGTTGCGACCAATACCATCGCTGCCTTGGCGAAACCGTACTCCATTAGTGCGACTGTCGGAACGCTGCATGTTCTAAAGAGCGAGGGCCTGCTGTCAGTCACTGGATCAGCAGACCATAGCCGAGGCTGGACGCCCACCACTAGGGGCGAGGCTGTGCTGCGCAGGGCGGGCGGTGTAAAAGGATTGCCCGCCGCCAAAGAGCAGGAAGTAAAAGCTTTTCAGGCAGAGGAAGGCAAGCGCCAGGCAGAGGAGCTAACCCTATTCTTATCTGGCCGTGATCGGATAAGTACAGAACTGCTCGACCGTTGCGCCGCCATGAATGCCGCACTGCTGGCGCAGGCTGAGAAGGCCCACGCTGCCGGTGATGCTGACGCGTGGCGTGATCTTGCGTGGCTGATTGAAACCGGTAAGCAACTGGTGGCGGTCGGAGGTGAGGCATGAAGCACAAAGCCTACATTCAGCCCAAGTGCCCCGAGTGTCAGTACCGCAAGCCGCCCAGCGAGTTTCGCGACCCCGGTACCCGTGAACCCTTGCCAGCATGCAAGCACTGCATGCGTCGGATGCAACGCGGGAGGGCGCGGGCATGACAGACACTACACAGAAGGGCGGCCAGCACTCCCGCCGTGCCGCCATGCTTTGCCAGAATCCGCGCTTTGGCCTTTACCTGGACCAACGCCGACGCCGTGTACACCAGGTGCCCGTAGACCAGATGCCTGATGGCACCCACACGCCCGAAGATTGCGCCGATTGGCTGCGTAAGGCGTGCAGTGTTGAGAGTCGCGCCGAGATTGATCACAACGACGCCGCACGCGTCATGCTCGACCGGATTATGGCGGATTACAGCAAATGGGAGCGCAAGCAGCGCCAGCGGGGTGATGTATGACTACAGCACGTAAACCACCCTGCAAGCAGCGCCGCGTACTCAATACCAACAACGATGGATCCCCGCGAAAGCGCCCGACTGATTGGGAAGGTAGCGAGCAGGCCGTTTTAATTCGCTGGCTCTTGGGTGAGAAGATGCGCGGCGAGCCTGTAGGTGATTTGTACGACGTGACCTACCACGTGCCTAACGGTGGTCAGCGCAGCAAGAGCACTGGGGCCGCAATGAAGCGCCAGGGAGTTAAATCAGGTGTGAGCGATCTGGTGGTGATGGATGCCCGCGGCGGGTGGCATGGCCTGTACATGGAGTTCAAGGCCTCGCCACCGCATACGGCAGCACTGGCAGAGAGCCAGCGTGAATGGCTGGCGCGGGCAGAAGAGCGCGGTTATTGCGCTGTGCTGGCAGTAGGGCTTGAGGAAGCTAAGCGGCTGCTGGATAACTATGCGTGTTTAGGCCCTTCATATAGCCATTACACGAAAGCAAATATTGGTGGCACCGAGTGGAGGAAGAGCTAATGGGCATGGCATTGAGTAAAGAAGGGAGCACGATGCGGGAAATGTATGAGCAGATGCCGATTGGCCGTTTACGCGAGTTCGCTAGAGAGTCGCATGCAGGCCACGATCCGGAGGCGACGCGGATATTTGTAAGCCGAGTATTGGATATGGAGGTGGAACGCCGTACGTGGTTTGCTCATGAGAATTTAGGTTTTCAGCCATTCAGCTCAACCGCGAAACTTGGCGAGCACCCTGGTGGAGGAACGGCCGCGGCTGACCCACTGGCAATTGCCTATGATCGGGGCATTCGTGTGCACGCCGCCCATGAGGAAGCCCGACAGTTTTTAGAATATGCCAAGCTTCGACCTCGTGCTCTATTAGCAGCGCTTATCCAGGCGGCAAAAACAGACCGGCGGGTGACCGGGCCTTGGGGTAAGAGTTACGATCAGATTGCTGCAGACCTGGGACCTTATGCGCAGCGTTTGGGGTTTTCACCGGGTATTGGCGCTGGCGCCACGCTCGTATGCTTTGAGACTGAAGCGCGGGCCATACTAGGTAACCGTAAGGCATGCCATATACCCAGGAGCGCCGAGGAGCGGAATTTGCTGGCGGGACATTGGGAGCAGTCAGTAGATGGATATGCGCGGATGGTAGAAACGAAGCATCAGGTGCCGCTATTCAACAAGGGCCAAGCTATAAAAAGGGCTGCGCTTGAGGCCAGGGCGCAAATGATAATGCTCGCTAAAATCGGATAATAACCACTGTATCTGTATCGCTAAGTAACTGTATCTGTTTTTAAGTGTTGCATCTTGGGAACTGCTGATGTAGTGTTTATATAGGCTGGCACTTAATGCAGCTAGCCGCCACATACTATAAAGCCTCGCCGGTCACCCCGGCGGGGCTTTTTGCTTTCCGCTGTTCCTGTCGCGCGCCATCTGGCGCCTTGCCCCAGTCGTGCGGGGCCTTTTATACCAAGTGACTGCCTATGCCTGTTATCACTCCCGCCCAAGCAGGCGGCGTCAACGTGTGCGCGTTTCTCGACATGCTGGCGTTTGCTGAGCTGGGCAAAGCCATGCTCGATGATCCGCGTACCGATAACGGCTACCGCATCATTGTGGGGTCTATCCCCAGCAAGCTCATTCTCATGGACGATTACGACGACCACCCGCAGCAGCTGGTGAAGATCCGTAAGGGCTTGAGCTCAACCGCTGCTGGTCGCTATCAACAGCTAAGCCGCTACTGGCCGCATTACCGTGATCAGTTGGGCCTGCCCGACTTTGGCCCATTGAGCCAGGACCGCTGCGCTATTCAGCAGATACGCGAGCAAAGGGCGCTGCCCCTGATTCAGGAAGGCCGCATCGCTGAAGCGATCGACCGTTGCCGTAATATCTGGGCGTCACTGCCGGGCGCGGGTTATGGGCAGCATGAGCATTCATTAGAGCGACTGCTTCATGAGTTCCAGCATGCCCGCGGGCAACTGTGTGATGCCGACAAGACGTGGTATGAGCGGGCCCAGCTTAACCGGAGGGCGAGGTAATGCCCGAGGAAATGGACGTGAAACCATCAGTGTTTGAGCGGCATATGCAGACCGGCATTCAAGTGCTGTTAGTGGCCTTGATCCTATGGGCAGGCACGGAGCTTGTTCAGATAGGGCGTCAGTCGGCCGTGCTTGAAGAGCGTCTGGCAACGCAGGGTTTGACGCTGCACCAGATGCGTGAAGAGCTGAGGAGCTGGAACGATACGTACTACAGGAAAGTAGACGCTCAGCGCGAGCTTAACGAGATTGAAAGCCGCATCGATAACCTTGATACCCGAGTGTCGGCACTGGAGAGTGTGCGATGAACTGGCGCGATACAGTTGAAGAGGTCGCCAAGTACGCGCCAGCAGTGGCCACAGCACTTGGAGGTCCGGGAGTGGGCGGTATTACAGCAGGCGCTGCTGCTATGGTTACCAGCGCGTTAGGTATCAGAAATACTCCAGCTGCCCTGGTGGCGGCTTTGGACGATCCTGTCAAACGTGAGTCCCTTATCCGCCTCAATAATGAACATGAGCGTGAATTGATAGGCATGCGTTTGCAGGCTGAGGCTGTTCAGGCTCAGGAAGAAACCAAGCGACTATCAGAAGTGAATCAGACGATCCGATCTGAGTTAGCTGCAGAAGGGTGGTGGCGCGCAGGTTGGCGACCGTTCAACGGCTGGATGCTTAGCGCTAGCCTGGCCGCCGTGAACTTCGGTCTGCTGGCCGTCGTGGTTCTCGATCCCACCCAACTGCCTGTTGTAGTGGATGTGCTGATCTGGTCGGTAGTTGCCCAGGGGGCTGTTCAGGGCATAAACATCAAGAAGCGAAGTGATGATAAGCAGGCGATGATGGGGCAAGCGCCTGCTTCTTGGATAGAGCAGATACTGACAAAAAAGAAAATTCGATAAATCTTAACCAGTGTTACCGTTTTCTAGCGCTCTTTGTATTGCGTCAGCTAGCGGACCGAGTGCGTTCCTGTAAAGATCAGGGTGGTGCCCGCCTCCGCCTAGGGCATGAGCTTCAATAATTGATAGAGCGGCTGTTACAGCTTTCCTTCTTTTAATTTGTTCTGATTGGGGGCTTGGTTCTGTACCGGCCGATTGATAGTAATTGCTTAAAATATTTGAGAAATCAGTTCTATCCGCCATGTTTCAAGCTCTCTTGGTATTGAAAGTTAGAGTTAAGGTTGCTTAGTGATATTCGTGCTAATTGAAATGCGTGTCAATGAAAGAGGATAGGCCGGATGAATGGGGAAAAAAAAGAGCTTATGCCCGGGCAATCAGAATCCTGTTTATTAGTCGCCGCCCTACAAGCTCAGACCGAAGCAATCACCCGGCTGGCTGATAGCAATCAACAAGTGATCGACTATCTGCTATCGCAAGAAGCCGAAGACCTGGATGCCGACATTGACGGCGCGTCCTCGCGGTACCTCGACCCGGATGAAGACTAATGCCAGCCCGCACGCCCACACCCTGCCGCGACGAGCTATGCCGTAAGACAACGCGCCACTCTCACGGCTATTGCGACGAACACGCAGACCAGGCTAAGGCATGGACAAGAGGTCGCGCTGGTCGTGGCCGTGGTGGCCGAGCATGGCGCCGCATTCGTGATGCCGTGGCAGAACGTGACCGTTACCTGTGCCAAGAGTGCAAGCGACAGGGTAAAGCCACGCCGTTTGAGTCGGTCGATCACATCGTCCCAGAAGCCGAGGGAGGCGCGACAGCGAGCGCTAACCTTGAGTCACTGTGTGGGCCGTGTCACACGGCGAAGACGCAGGCCGAAGCGTTGCGGGCGCGCCAGCGCGGCGGCTGACACAGGGGGGCGGGGTAAATCTCTACAGCCCTCGAACGCGGACACCGCACCCTCAGGCTTTTTTTTACGCGTGAGAAATAAGGAAAATTTTCTGGAGCCGGTATGGCCAATAGCAATGCCCCGGTTCGGGCGTCTGGCGGTGGGCGAAAACGCAAGACGGACATGAAACACCAAAGCTCGATTTCGCGGATTGCGCCGCCGCCCGAGCTGATTGACGAGAACGCCGTCCGGCTTTGGAAAAGCCAAAGCAAGATCCTGATCGAGCGCGGCACTTTCGAGCCTGAAGACGCGCCGCTGCTGCTGGCCTACTGCAACAGCTTCTCTTACATGATTACCGCCGACCTGAAAATAACCGACTGGGCCGCGGACGACGGTGGCATGGTCGTGGCTACCTCAGACGGCAGCATCAAGAAAAGCCCCTACGTGGCGGCGCGTAACGATGCCATTGCGCAGCTATCGCGCCTGGGATCGCTGCTTGGGCTAGACCCATTAACGAGGCTGCGCATGCTCGGCGCGAGTAATAGCGACGACGACGGCAACGAGGACGACGACTTTAGCGAGTTTTAAAACATGGCCGCATACCCCAACGTCAACGCGGCGCAGAAGTACGCGAGAGACGTTGTAGGCGGCCGGATCCCCGCATGCATATACGTTAAGCAAGCCTGCGCCCGGCACCTCAACGATGTTAAGGCCAGCAAGGCCAAGAGCTACCCCTATAAGTTTGACCGTGATTTAGCAGAGCGCGTGTGCCGCTTCATTCAGAAGATGCCGCACACCAAGGACCGTTGGGCGCGCTCAAAGCAACGCCTGGTGCTTGAGCCCTGGCAGCTGTTTCTGTTCTCGATGATTTTCGGATGGGTGCGAAAGAAGGATGGAACGCGCCGGTTCCGCGAGGCCTACATCGAGGTGCCGCGTAAGAACGGCAAATCGATCATCGCCGCCGCGTCAGGCCTATACGCCTTCTGTGCCGATAAAGAATACGGCGCGGAAGTGTACTGCGGCGCGACAAGCGAAAAGCAGGCATGGGAAGTATTCAAACCCGCGCTGGCCATGGCGAAGAAGCTGCCCGCTCTGCGTAAGCGCTTCGGTGTTGTGGTCTGGGCAAAGAAGCTGGAGCGTGCCGACGGCAGCAAGTTCGAACCGGTTATCGGAGACCCTGGCGACGGCTCCAGTCCTTCGATGGCCATCATCGACGAGTACCACGAACACCCAGATTCAAACCTGTACGACACGATGATCTCGGGCATGGGTGCGCGCCTTCAGCCGCTGATACTCGCGATCACAACAGCGGGCTTTGATATAGCGGGGCCGTGTTACGCGCATCGCGAGCGCTGCATCGAAATGCTCGACGGCACGCAGCTGGACGACGAGCTGTTCGCTCTGATTTACACCATCGATGCAGACGACGACTGGACCAGCGAAGAGGCGCTGATCAAGGCCAACCCCAACGCCAACGTGTCGGTGGGGCTGGACTGGCTCAAGAGCCAGATCGCAACCGCCGTGGCCCGGGCACGCACAGCCAACCGCATCAAGACAAAGCACCTGAACGTTTGGGTCTCTTCGAAAGAAGGCTTCTTCAACATGGAGGCCTGGCGCAAGTGCGAAGACCGGACGCTAACGATTGAGCAGTTCCGCGGCATCGACTGCTACTACGGTTTCGACCTTGCCCGTAAGTTGGATTTAACCGGCATGGTCCGCGTGTTCGTTAAACAGATCGACGGCAAGACGCACTACTACTGCATCGCCCCGACGTTCTGGGTGCCGGAAGACACGGTATTCAGCAACGATGACCGCCGCACGGCTGACCGGTACCAAGGATGGGTCGAAGCACAGCAGCTTGAGAGCACCGAAGGTGCGGAGATTGACTACCGCGAAGTGCTTGCCCAGGCGACCGAAGCCCACGAAGAAGCCCCGGCGCAAGAGTCAGGCATCGACCCACACGGCGCGGCGAACCTATCGCACCAACTGGACGACGCGGGCATGAACCCGGTCACCCTCCAGCAAAGCTACACCCACATGTCGGACCCGATGAAGGAACTGGAAGCCGCGATATTAACCGGCCGCTTCCACCACGACGGCCACCCGATCATGACCTGGTGCGTGGGCAACGTAGTAGGCAAGTACCTGCCCGGTAATGATGACGTGGTGCGCCCGATTAAGCAGGGCTCACACAACAAGATCGACGGCGCCGTGGCTTTAATCATGGCAATAGGCCGTGCAATGAACGCAGCACAAACATCTGTCGAGGATCTCGACGACTTCATTAACAACATGGTGACCGTTTAATGGGACTCCTAACAGCCACGCGTCAGTGGATTGGCAAAACGCTACGCCTGACCGACGGCGGATTTTGGCAGTCCTACTATGGCGGCAGCTCAATCGCAGGCAAAAGCGTTACGGCACAAACCATGCTGCAGCTATCGGCTGTATGGTCCTGCGTTCGCCTGCTGTCTGAAACTGTATCAACTCTCCCGCTGGGGCTTTATGAACGAGATGCAAAGGGTGGTAAACGAGCGGTCTCTGATCATTCGCTTTATACCCTACTGCATGACCAGCCCCACGCCGACCTAACCGCGGTCGAATACTGGGAGCTGGTCGTCTGCCACGTAGCAATGTGGGGTAACCACTATTCCCGCATAACCCGTAACGGCGCTGGCCACGTCGTTTCGCTGGAACCGCTCTGGCCCGAGTTCATGAACGACCCGGACTACGACGAGGATGGCAACCTGCAGTTCGTTTACAACGGGCCCGACGGGGCCGAAACGCTGGGCGAGGATGAGGTTTTTCACGTCAAGGGTTTCGGCGTGAATGGCCGGGTAGGGCTTTCGGTCATTGGGGTGGCGCGTAACTCCATTAGTGTGGCGATCGCCACCGAAGAAACCGCCGGCAAGATGTTCGCTAACGGAATGCAAAGCTCGGGCTTTGTGCAGGCTGACAAGGTCCTAACGAAAGAGCAGCGCGATACATTTCGGGCGAGCCTGAAAGACTTCACCGGTTCGAATAACGCAGGCAAGACTCTGCTGTTAGAAGGCGGCTTCACCTACCAGCCGCTGACAATGAAGCCCGAAGACGCCCAGATGCTACAGACCCGGGCATTCAATATTGAAGAGATATGCCGCTGGTTCAGGGTGCCGCCCTGGATGATTGGACACACCGAAAAAAGCACCACCTGGGGCACAGGCCTAGAACAGCAGAACATAGCCTTTCTTACCTACTCGCTGCGCCCTTACCTAACGCGCATCGAGCAGGCCGTTAAACGCCAACTGCTCACGCCCGCTGAGCGTAAGCGCTACTTTGCCGAGTTCAACCTTGAAGGCCTTCTGAGGGCAGATAGCGCAGGGCGCGCCGCTCTCTACAGCCAGATGTCGCAAAACGGCATCAATACCCGTAACGAGATCAGGGCCAGAGAGAACCTGCCCCCAATGCCTGGCGGCGATGTTCTGACGGTGCAATCCAACATGATCAGTCTGGACGCGCTGGGCCAAAACACCGACGACCAGCAGGCTAAGGCCGCGTTTCGCGCGTGGCTTAAAGAAGAGGAGCAGCCGCGTGAAACGTAAAAAAGCATCGCTAAAGGTACGAGACTTCGAGCTCAACATTAAAGCCGTCAATGATGACGGCTTTTTTAGTGGCTACGGCAGTGTGTTTGGCAATGCCGACAGCTACGGCGAAGTCGTCATGCCGGGCGCATTCTCCAAAACCTTGGAACGCATTAACGCCTCTGGCCGTAAGGTGCCGGTGCTTTGGCAGCACCGCCAGGGCGAGCCGATAGGCATTTATACCAAGCTGGAGGAAGACGAGCACGGCCTCTACGTCGAAGGACGGTTGCTTAAGGACTCAGTACGCCAGGCAGCAGAGGCACACGCCTTAATGCAGGCGGAAGCGGTCTCCGGCTTATCGATTGGCTATTACGTTATCGACGACAGCTACGACGAGGTAGAGCGCGTCCGCCGCCTCAAAGAGCTGGACCTCATGGAAATATCACTGGTGACGTTTCCAGCTAATGACGAAGCGCGTGTTGAGGCGGTCAAGTTTGCGATCGCTCACGGCGACTTGCCAACACTTCCAGATTTCGAGCGGTTCCTGCGTGAGGCCGGCTTCTCGAAATCGCAGTCTGCGGTGATCGCCAACCGTGGCCTGTCCCATCTGCTCCGGAGTGAGTCCGCGGGCGAGGCGAAGCAATCCAATCCCGAAGACCTCAAGGCGCTGCAGGATGTGCTGGCAGGCTTCTCACTCCCAAAATTTTAAGGAATTAAGCACATGGGTATGCACCATAAGTTCCCGCCTGTACGCACCATGAGCCGTAAAAATGGTGGCGGCAGCAATGACGACCATAACCAGGACAACCTGGAAATGAAGGGCCTCATGGATGCGCTAACCAAGCGCGATCTTGAGATCAAAACCTTTTGCGAAAATGCACAGAAGGAAATCAAGGAAACCGGCAAGATTGCCGACGACACCAAGGGCGCCCTGGAGCTACTAGCTAAGTCCGGAACCGAGATGCAGGAGCGCCTGACAGCACTGGAGCAAAAGGGTGCTCGCCGCGGCAAATCCCAAGCCCAGGCCAAGTCCTGGGGGCAGTCGGTTGTCGATACAGAATCCTTCAAGTCCATGGCCGATGGCCGCCTGGGCCGTACCGGGCGCATCGAGGTAAAGGCCATTACCAGCGCTGATGATTCTGCCGGCAACCTGGTGGTGACCGAGCGCCTGCCGGGCATCATCGCCCAGCCCGACCGCGTGGCCACAGTGCGCGATCTCATCATGCCAGGCCGTACGCTTTCCAACGCCATTGAGTATGTGAAGGAAACCGGTTTTGTTAACAACGCCGCACCGCAAGTCGAGGGGCAGCGTAAAGCCGAGTCAAGCCTGTCCTTTGAGCTGGCTACATCAAACGTGCGCACCATTGCTCACTGGATCCCTGCCACCAAGCAGATTCTGGATGATGCTCCGCAGCTGGCCAGCTACATCGATGGCCGCCTGCGCTACGGCCTGACCTACGTCGAGGAAGAGCAGCTTCTGTTGGGCGATGGAACGGGCCAGAACATTCTCGGCTTGATTCCGCAGGCAACGGCCTACAACACAGCCCTGAACATGGCAGGCGATACGCGGGTCGATGCGATCCGTCACGCCATCCTGCAGGTACGTCTAGCTGAGTACCGCGCAAGCGGCATCGTTCTGCACCCGACTGACTGGGAGCGCATCGAGCTGACCAAAACAGACGATAACGCCTATGTGTTCGCTAACCCGACCACTGGCGCACAGCCGCGTTTGTGGGGCCTGCCGGTCGTCGAAACTACCGCCATGCCCGAAGGGCAGATGATGGTGGGCGCGTTCAACATGGCCGCGCAGATCTTCGACCGCGAAAACACCACCGTTGAAGTGTCTACCGAAGACCGCGACAACTTCATCAACAACATGGTGACCGTGCGTGCCGAAGAGCGCCTGGCCATGGCGGTATATCGCCCCGAGTCGTTTGTTGTCGGCGCTTTCCCTGACACCACCGACCCGACCGCTGGCGCCTAAGCGTCGCATCCACCCATTAACCATGGAGCAGGGCGCGTAATTGCGCCCTGAATGACGATGGATTTAACAGCACTCAAAACCTTTAACGGTACGAAGCAGGAAGGCTTGGTAAAGGCAGGCCAGAAGCTAACCGATGTAGAGACCGGACGTGCTAAAGACTTGGTGCGCTTGGGCCTGGCTTCTCAGTATGAGGTCAAGCCCGCTGAGCCTGAGACCAAGGCAGCGGAAGACACCAAGGCCAAGGCAGATACCGCTAGCAAGTCAGCCAAAGCCCCGGCCAAAAAATAACCCCCGCGCTCGGTGCCCACCATGCTCGACCTTGAAATCATCAAACAGCAGTGCCGCATCGAGCCGGACGACTCCGACGAAGACGGCCTGCTGGAAACCTACTCGAACGCCGCACGCCGGTACGTTGAAAATTACACCGACCGGCCGCTATTCGAGACTCCAGAGGCAGCCTTGATCAGCGAGGCAGAAAAACCGCTGGTGCTTGACGACGACATCACTACCGCCATGCTGTTGATGATTGGCCATTGGTACGTCAACCGTGAGGCGGTGTTAGTTGGTGTTAGCACTGCAACGCTGCCTCTCGCGGTTGAGGCTATCTTGTGGCCCTACCGGAGACTAGGCGTATGAGGGCCGGAAAACTCCGCCACCGCGTCACACTCGAATGGCTGAAAGAGGGCAACCGCAGCGACTCCGGCGCGGCGGTTGATGAATGGGTACCAGAGCCTCGCAAGCGCTGGGCCGAGGTTGAGCAGCTGCGCGGGCGCACCTTGTTTGCCGCGCAAGAGGCCAACGCCGAAACGACCGCGCGCATTCGCATGCGTTACCGCCCCGACATCGCCGCCGCGACCGGCAAAACGCTGCGCGTCCGGTTTGGCCAGGTGGTGTATCGGCTGGAAGGCCGCGCAATCGACGTCGGCGGAAAGCGTACTGAACTGGAGTTGATGTGCCATGAGTGGGTTTAACTGGCAGGTTCAAGGCCAGCGCCTGGATGACGTTCAGCAGGAGCTACGCGCCCTTGAAGAGAACATCCGAGAGCGCGCTATCCGTGCAGGCTTGGTATCGCTTGCGGCCCCGGTCAAGCGAGACGCCAAGGCTATGGCCCCGGCTGATACCGGCGATCTCGCCCAAGCCATTGGGCACCGGAACATCAACAAACGCCAGCGCTCACGGCTGGGGTTGGCTCAGGGCGAAGTGGGCATTCTGGTAGGGGCCAACCGCCGCATTAACGGGCGTTGGCAGGGCCGCAAAGGGCTATGGCACGAACAAGGCACAGAGCACATGACGCCTAACCCGTTCCTGCTACCCGCACTGCAGAAGAATGAAGGCGGGGCCGCGGGCAGGTTTTACCAAGGGCTCAGCCGCTACCTTGATCGCCAGCGCAGCAAAGGAAACATTGCATGATCACCGACATCATTGCCGCGCTAACTGGCGTCGGCATCACCGCTGCGCAAAGCAGTGAGGCCGACCCCTCGCGCACCGATACCGTGCCCGCCCTGGTGCAGATCGTCGGGCCGGTGGTAGGCGATGCCGTCTACCCGCTCAACCTTCCCGCCGATGCCGCCGCCACCAACGGCGTATACAGCCTGGCCGGGCAGAGCGGAATCGAGGTAGATGGTTACCGCCTGGGCCGCGTGGATACTTACGTACTCAGCTTGCGCGCCCCGACGTTTGACCCCTTGCGCGGCATGACCACGCAGCTGATTGAGCGCGTGGCCGCGCAAACCGGTACCGAAAGCTGGGAAATTACTGACGCCGCCACGGATTACGAATACGACCAGCGCCAATACCGTGCCCACTTCGAACTCCAGGCCACCAGCTTGGCGATGGCATCGCCTGCGCTGCCCGCCGCGTTCGTGCACCCGGTTCACGCCGTCGCCACGCCCAATGGTCTCGGCACTATGAGCGTCCGCCAAACCGTTACCGAGCAAGTCGCCGTGGTGCTGGTCGCTGAGCAATCGCAGATAGATGCCCAGCGCCGCGTTATCTCAAGCGCGCTGCTCGGCATTGAAAGCCCTCAAGACGCTGTTGCACCCCTCGAATACGGCGGCGGGCAAAGCGTCGCCGTGTCGGGCGGCCTGGTGTTCTGGCGTGAGCTCTACAGCTACGAACGCCTGATCCGCAGCTGACCCCAACCGCTAACCCTGAAGCCCGCCACGTGCGGGTTTCTTTTTGCCTGGAGGAACCCCCATGCCAAACGCAGGAGGCCGTTACGAGATCCGTGACGGCAAGCGTGAGCTAGTGCATCGCACCAAGCCTTCCCCCGTACAGCCCGCCAAGGCGGTCCAATCACAATTTGCTGCGGCCCCGGTTAAAACCGACACGGCAGCGCCCAAGCCCACCACGCCGGTGGCCAAGCAAGAGGTAAAGGTCAATGAATGAACCATTACTCTGGCGAATTCTCACCGTCGCCGCGGTGATCGAGGATGAGTATGGCGTCACGCCCAGTGACCTAAGCGGCGCCGTCTTTTTTGACGTGATGACCAAAGAAGCTCCAGGCGTTTACCAGGGCGATACCGCCGAGCGTGAGCGCGTGAAGCCGGGGTTTGGGGCCAATGAGCAAGTCAACGTCGCCCCGTATTCCACCCGCACGATCCGTGTACCCTACTCGGGTTCTGGCACCCCCGGCGTACCGCCGTCCTTCTGGCCGCTGATGCTGTGCGCTGGCCATAGCGAGGAGGTCGATACAACCGTGGGAAGTGAGTATGTCGCCTATTCCCCGGTATCGCGCAATTTCCACTCAGTCTCTCTGATGTGGTGGTCCGATAATGACGAGCTGCAGGTGTTGCCCGGCGTGCGCGGTACCGTGACACGTACCACCGATGCCAAAGGCATGCCGTACTTTGAATTTAGCTTAACCGGCCTGTACCAGCGCCCACGGAAAGAAGCCCCGCCAGCGGGCGGTGTCCGCGCACCCCAGGCCGGTGAGGTGCCGGTAAACAAGCAGAACAGCTCGTTTACGCTCTTTGGCTATCAGGCGCCGATGCAATCATGGTCGTTTGATATGGCAGGGCAGGTAGAGCACCGCAACTTAGTTGGTTACGAAGGGGTGCACCTTACCGATCGCCAGGCCACTGGCCAGGTCAACATCCAAAAGCCGCGCCTGGAAGACTTCAACATCTTCGAGAAGATCGAATCGCATAACGGCACGGTGGTAGATGCGGTCACGTTCTCTCATAACACGGTGCCTGGGAACATCGTTGATTTTGAAGCAAACCGCGTTCAGCTTTCGAATTATCAGGAAACGGAAGTCCAAGGCATCACCCATTGCACGATGGATACCCGGCTACTCTCCGCCCCCGAGGGCGACGGTGACTACCGCTACGTTTTCCGCTAATCCCTAAATCCACTAACAGCGCTGCCAACTGGCAGCGTTTTTGCTTCTTTGACGATCAGGACGACACCATGACCCTAGTACTGAAAAAAATCGCTACCACCACCATTGATGTGCCCGTTCAAGTGCCTGGTGATGAAAAGCCATCAACCATTCAGGCCACCTGGGTGTTGCATAATTGGGCATCGTATCGTGCCATCGTGGATGCGCAGCAAAAACGCGAGAAAACGGATGAAGATCTTCTCGGCGATCTGAAGAATGTCGCGGGCCTGAAAGATGAAAGCGGCAATGACCTGGTATTCGATAAAGAGCTGCTGGATGCTTTGATGGATATTACCTACATCCGCCGCCCGCTGATCCTCAGCTGGTTCGCCGCTCAAGAAGGTCGCAACCAGGCCGCTGCAAAAAACTAAGAGGCGCTGGCCAGTGGTGGGCGCAAGGCCCAGCCCCCAAAGACCAGCGTAAGAAAGACGCTGACCGCTGGGGGCTAAAAGATGCCACCATTACTGAAGCGCCTACGCACTACGAGGTGTGGGAAGAGCACTGGCCAGCGCTTGAGCTGTTTCTAGCCATGCGCACCCAGTGGCGGGTAGTGGCTGGCATGGCGGGCGCTCAGCACCAAGGCATCGACTACACCGCTCTGTACGGTCATCCCAAGTACGCCCGCCTGGGCTTTGATGAGCAAGACGCGTTACTGGCGCAGGTCCAGCACATCGAAGCGGGCGCCCTCAGTGCCATGGCCCAACAAAACACCCCGGCCGTGCAGGAAGCCGAAGATGCCAAACAGGTCACCGATGCCATCCAGCAACGTGTGGACTTCGATTATCAGCAGGGAATGAAAAGCCTGATCAATGTCAGAGAGCTGATGAACGTGATGGAGCTAGCGGGAGGCTACGGCGATGAGTGCTTTGTGGCTTAGGGAAACCCATTCAAAAAATAGAGGCATTATTATGCAAGAGCTACTTAATGAATTGCGTAAGATTCGCAAGTTATTGGAAGCCCAACAACACACCTCTTCGTGTACACCTAGTATTAATGATCCAGTGGCGGGTGATGCCCGCCGCTGGGGGGCGGAAGAAAATATGGTAGACAGTGCTACGCCAGATCAAAATAAAACAGTAGAGAGCATTTGCGAGCTTCAGAGAAATCGTAGTGGCGCTCTGTACATACAAATTTCACAGGATGGTTTCCAGGGGCGACCCTGAACGTAGCAGTATCATTAGGCATGAGGGTGTGCCCTTCTGGGAATTGCGCCTCTACGATTCCCTCTTTGTCGCTCATGAACTTCTCGGCTTCGCCTGTAAAAATGAACCTGCTGTCATATTGCATAGTTGCCACCTGTTCTTGTGAGTAAAAGCCGAGCTTACAACAACTGGCGAGACGCGCAATTTGTGAAAATCCACAGCATGAACGCAAAACCATGGACGATCTCTTACAACCACTGTAAACCCATACACCACCATCGCCCGTGGCGGCGAGTACGCCAAGCAGCAATGGGAACACTTTCGGTTAATTACCTAATTTTGAGTATTTAAAGCACCACGCAACGCCCACATAATAAACAGGCAGCTTGACGCCTGCGCCTACTTGGGCCAACATTCCCTTGCCGCTGCAAAATCAGTGGCTCGGGTTTGGTCGCCCGACAGTGAGAGGCGCAGCAACAGCGCTTAACAGCGCTTTTTTTATGCCTGTTATGGCGGGCTGCGTGGGGATACCCTTCGGGGTATGCCGGTTTCCTCTTACACCGGTCGACCAACCCTGCGCAGTTCGTCACCATCTTTTTGGTCGAAGTGGTGACGGATTCTCAACTTAAGTAAGGGGAATCTTCATCATGACAGCACTTACCGCATCACCTATTTCTATCAATTTCCACGGCACAACTATTCCTACCTTTAATGTGAAGGGAGTTGTGCGCGTAGCTATGAAACCAATTTGTGACGGCATTGGGCTTCAATGGGAGGCGCAGCACAAACGTATCAAGCGTCACCCGGTGCTTTCTAAAGGGGTGTCCATCATGGACATGCCTTCAAAGGGTGGTATTCAGAAGTTTCTAACCCTTCCACTGAACAAGCTTAATGGCTGGTTGTTTGGAGTAGATGCAACCCGAGTTAAACCGGAGATTCGCGAAAAGCTGGTGGAGTACCAAGAAGAGTGCTTCGATGTGCTGAGCGATTACTGGCAAAAAGGTGCTGCCGAGAATCCACGCTTTACCAGCATTGAGGATCGTAAGCCTCTAAATCGTGCCGTACGCACCCTGGCCAACCTGCGCAGCGCACAGGGTGAAAGTGCTGACTACGCCGGAATGTGGAAACTCATTAACGGCTACTTAGGGGTGGCGCATATTGAAGACGCCTCGCCGGAACAAGTTGACCGCGCCATGGTATTTGTTCAGGACAGCATCGAACGCGAAAGCGCCAGGATCATTGAGGGCGAATGGCTAGGTCGCGTCACCTCAACCCCAATGAGCCACAGCCAGCAGGTTAAGCTAAAGAGCCAGATCCACCGCGCGCATATGAGTCACCACCTGCGTGAACCGTCAGCAGTGCGGGCAGTTAACAACCGGCTGAAGGTGCACTTCCACTTGCGTGAGGTGAGCGATCTTCCGGCGGAGCAGTTCGACGAAGCCATGAGCATGTTGGAAGAACAGTACCAAGCGACCCAGGCGTTTAATACGGCGTTACGTGAACTATGCGATGCCTTCATCAAGGAAGTGCTGAACGGCGGTGAGCCCTGGACGCCCTGGATTAAACGACAGTTGGGCGGCGGCGTGCTGGGTTCACGGCCTGACTGGCGCAGGCTGGCCCGTCAGATTGGCCGAACAGAAAAAATGTCAGGTCGATTGATTGACTAACGCCTAGTCAAACTTAGCTAAGTGCGATACGTTCCCTGTTGGGGTGACTCAACGGGGAATTGGTCGTGGCTGAATATTGTCGCAACCCCCCTAGATCATAAGAACAGGAGGGGCGCTGTGGCAGAGCGATTTGTTGTAATCGATGTAGAAACCGCGAACCCTGATATGAGCTCTATCTGTCAGGTAGGCCTAGCGGTATATGAGCAAGGGAGACGCGTGGAGACGCACTCCTTGCTTGTCGATCCGGAAGACGGGTTCGATGAATTCAATATTGCCATACATGGCATCACGCCCGATCTAGTGCAGGGTCAGCCGACCTTTGCAGCCGTGCTACCCGTAATCAGCCGTATATTCAGCGATAGCGTTGTCGCTTCGTATGGCCATTTCGATAGAGCCGCGGTAGCTCAAGCTTGCCGTCGATACGGTCAAGAGCCCCCGACAACAGCGTGGCTTAACTTGCATCCGGTAGTTAGAAGGGCGTGGCCAGAAGAGGCGGCAACGGAGGGCGTTGCCTTAGCCAAGACGGCCCGGCGTCTGGGTGTGGATTTGCTAAAACACCACGACGCAGAAGCGGATGCTATCGCCGCCGGTGAGATATTCCTGTTAGCGATAGAGGCAAGCGGTCTCGGTGTATCGGATTGGCTTCAGTGCGTCACCGCACCTATTCGACCAGGTCAAGGCTATGAACGGCACGTATCCACTTATGAAGTAAGCACGGAAGGAGCCCTGCACGGCGAAGGCATTGTGTTTACCGGCGCGCTCAGTATGACAAGAGAGCAGGCTCGCGAAGCGGCTGCGAAACTGGGCTGCGTCCCTCTTGGCGGGGTGAGTAAAAAAACAACCATGCTGGTGGTAGGTGATCAAGATTTAAAGCGCTTAGTCGGGGCAGATAAAAGTAGCAAGCACCGGAAAGCGGAAGAGCTGATTTCAAAAGGCCAGACTATTCGAATCCTTGGAGAAAGCGATTTCATATCAATGCTTAAACCCTTGCTGTCGGGAAGTCCATAAATGAATAGATTGCTCATTGCGTGTTCAGCTTGCCTGCTTTCGATGTCCGCACAAGCAGACGTAGCAGTAATTGATGCCAGTCTATTGCCGGATGCTTTAGGTTTTGAAGTGATTATCGAAAATTCAGGTGATAGAGCCGTAGCGAGAGGCTACATAGCGGCTCGATTTATTACCCCAGGCCGAGCTGTGCCATGGGTAGATTCTTGGGAGCAAAGCTATCATGTGCCTGGCGGGGTGGAGCCTGGCGATACGTATGCGCTTGAAATTGATGCCCCTGGTGAAATTCAAAGCATCAAAAATTATGAGGTTGTGCCAGAGGTTATTTTCTTCTCGGCCTTCGATGTTGATGGCGTGCCCTTGAACGAAGATGCCGAGGTCGCTATAGAGGCATTGGAAGCCGATCGGCGTGAGACTGAAGCCTTGCTGAGACAGCTTGAAGAGTTAAAAAGCGACTGAGTGTCGCTGCCCGTAAGACTATGTGAATTTAACATCCTAAGAAGCCCGCCATAGCGCGGGCTTTTTTGTGCCCGCAATTTGAGGTGTCGTAATGGCCCAGAACTACAAAGCTGGTTTGATTATCACCGGTGATGCCAGTGGCGGTATCCGGGCCATCAAGGCTACGGAAGATGAGTTGGGGAAGCTCAATCAAGGCTTTGATCGTGGTTCGCGCCAGTCCAAGCGGTTTGGCAGCGATGCCGCCCGCGCTGGCCAGCAATTAACCGAGATCGACAGAGGTGCCAGTGTAGCTACGCGCGGTCTGGAAACCCTACGCCGTGCGGCCGCGCCTATTGCGGGCGTTATCGCGGGCATGTTCGCCGCGAATACAATCCAAAGCCAAGTAGACTGGGGCGATCAGTTACAGAAAACCAATCTCCGCATTGGCGCAAGCACAGAAGCTCTTAGTCAGTATAACTACGTTGCGAAGCTGTCGGGTGTCGAGTTCGGGCAGCTGACTACCGCTTGGCAGCGCCAAACCCGCCGTATTGCTGAAGCCGCCCAGGGAACCGGCGTTGCCTCGAAAGCGCTTGAGCGTCTAAACCTCAATGCAGCCGAATTAAACCGGCTGGCGCCGGAAGAGCAATTCGAGCGTATTGCGACCGCAATGCAGAACGTGGAGAGCAGCAGCGAACGCGTCGCGCTGGCGCAGAAGTTGTGGGATAGCGAAGGCGTCAAGCTTGTGCAGATCGTCAACAGTGGCACAGACGCCATTGCCGCGATGCGCGCAGAGGCGGATGCCCTGGGCCTGACGATCAGTCAGGATACTGCTAATGCCATGGCATCTTATAACGATGAAGTTGATCGTTTGAAGTTTGCCGCCCAGGGTTTAAGCCAGACCCTAGCGGCCGAGCTGGTGCCATCAATGACCTCCGGGTTGCAGGTTACCAGTGCGTTCATTCAGGAAATCGGAGGCGCGGAAACCATTCTTGGCACGGCTCGCGATGCGGCAGCCTTGTTTGCCGCTGTCATGGCGGGGCGCTATGCCGCAGCGTTTGCGGCTTCCGCAAAAGAAGTGGCCACAAAAACCGCTGCCACGGTGGCAAATACCCAGGCAGAGATAGCCGCTACTGCGGCGGCCCGCGCCAAAGCAGCCGAAACGTTGCGCCTTGCCACCGCTGAGCAGGCAGCAGCCAAGCGGGCCTATGAAAACTCTCGGGCCATCGCCGCTGCTACAGGCAATACCACGCTACGCACCCGTGCCATCACTCAAATGGCCGCAGCGAATCAGCGCGCTATCGCCGCTGAGGCGGCCCACACCGCCGCCGTTAATGCTAACTCTGCCGCCATGGCGCGTGGCACGGTTGCCGCCCAAGCGATGGCAGGAGCGTCACGCGCTGGCGCGGCGGCGCTGGCTTTGGTCGGCGGGCCGTTGGGTGCGGCTGTGCTGGCGGGTGGGGCCATTTACTATTTTCGCGAAGAGCTGGGCCTGGTCGCGCCAAAGATTCAGACGGCCACTGAGCGCGTAGACGACATGACAAGCGCGCTCGACGCGAACTCAGAAGCTGCGCTCAAGAATGCCCGAGCCATGCTAGAGGCCGAGCAGCAATTCCAAAGGTTCCGTCAAACGAAGCTTGCCATGGACGTCGAGCGTCAACAGCAGGTCGTTTCCGCCGAACAGGAGCAATGGGATAGGGTTGGTGGGCAGCAAGCTTTTGGCATGGGGCAACGCAGTGAGGCCCAGCAGAAGCTTCATGACCTGCGTTTAGAACTTCTGGATACGCGTAAGGCGATTGAAGCTGCTGGCGGCTCGGTTACCGAGATTGATGAAAAGCTCGAGCAACTTGAGCGTACAACCAGAGAAGCGACTGCCTCAACGGTAGAGCTAGGAGAAACGACTGGCGCGGCGAGCAAAGCCACCCGCGAAGCAGCCAAAGAAACTACCACCCTAGCCAACGCCTACGAAAACCTCCTAGACCGCATCCAGCCCAACCGCCGTGCCGCCCGCCAGTACGCGCAAGATGTCGGTGTGCTTAATCTGGCGCTGGCCACCGGCCGCATGAATACCGTGCAGTACATGCAGGCCATGGGGCAGCTGCAGGAATCTTTTCAGGCCGCGCAGCGTGAGACAGACAAAACCGCGAAGACATCGGAAGATGCCAGCCAGCGAATTGCTAACAGTTTTCTTAGCTGGGAAACCGTGGCCGATAACACTCTTCGCCGCGTAGATGATACAGGCAAAGATTTATGGCTGGGCTTCATTGATGGATCCGAAAGCGCGCTGGATGCCGTCAAGCGAGGCTTTCAGCAAACGCTTGCTGAAATTGCCCACATGTTGACGACTCAGCGCTTAACGTTCCATGTGGCGGGCATGATGGGCCTGGACACAACCGGCATGCCTGGGGCTAGTGGTGCCGGTGGCTTCAACCTAAATTCTATAGGCTCACTGCAAAACGGCTGGAATACCGTTAGTGGCTGGTTTGGTGGTAGTTCAGCAGCAGCTGCGGGCACTGCGCCAATTGGCTATGCCAGTGGCTTCGGCGCCCAAGCAGCAACAGGCACCTATACCGGTTGGGCGGGCAGCGCTGCCGCTGGTGCAGCTAACCCCGGCATGTTTGCGTCGATGGGCGGTATAAGCGGCATCGCAGGAGGTCTGGGCGCCGGTTACATGGGCATGCAGTTGGGCAACCAGCTAGCCCCGGATGCCAAATACGGCAATGCTGCCGGTGGCTTAGGTGCCGTGGGTGGTTTCCTGCTGGGAGGCCCGCTGGGCGCGGCTATCGGCGGGACTATTGGGGCCAGCATCTCCAAAGGCCTGTTCGGCGGAAGCTGGCAAACCAAAGACGGCGGGCTAAATCTCGGAGTCAGCGGCGGCGACATAACCGGCAACCAATACGAGTATCAACGCAAAAGTGGCGGCTTGTTTAAAGGGTCCAGCTACCGCACGCAAACCAGCGCCCTTGATAGCGAATTTGAATCCGCATTACAGCAGGCCTACAGCGCCCAAGAGGCATCACTAGCGATAACGTTGGACGTGCTGGGGCAACAGTCCAGCTCATTGAACGCGTTTAGCACCGGGCTGACCAAAATCAGCACCAAGGGGAAAAGCGAGGCCGAGGTAGAGCAGGCCGTACAGGACTGGCTGCAAAACATCGTTAACCGCGCTGCCCAAAGCGTGGTAGACCCGGCAGAGTACGCGCTGGCGGGGGAAACCACGGTTGAAACCCTCAACAGGCTGGCCACCGCGCTGACAGGCGTTAACCCGCTGTTAGAACAGCTGCACGGCAGTGCCTACGAGGCGTCGCTAGCAGGTGGGGATGCGGCGGCCAGTCTGGTGGCGCTAAGCGGTGGTATGGAGCAGTTCGCGCAACGCGCTGAGTTCTACTATCAGAATTTCTACACCGAGGCGGAACGGCAAGAAGCGGCAATGACGCAAGCCGCTAAAGCCATGGGCGCGTTTACCGCCCGTACCGGTGAGATTGTCACGACGACCGACCAGCTACGCGACCTGGTAGACGGTATCGACCGCAACAGCGAAGCGGGCCGCGAGTTGTACGCCGCCGCGATGCAGCTGGCCCCGGCCCTGGTGGAAGTAGAGCAAGGGCTTGAGCGTGTGCGTGATCGCTTTGCGGACATGCTCACCGAAGCCGAAAGTGCGCTGGGGAGTGCCGAGCAGCAAGCGCTCAGCGCGTGGCAGGCATTTGAGAATCAGTCGTTTAAACAGCAAATCACGCTGCTGGAAAGCGTAGGCGATAGCCAAGCCGCGTTAGCGCTACAGCGTGAACGCGAATTGCTCAGCATCGACCCCCTGCTGCATGAAACCCAGCGTGTTATCTGGTCGATTGAAGACGAAACTCAGGCGAAGAACGGTGCCGCGCAGGCCGCGCAGCGTTATGTCAACGAGCTGGCCCGCGTGCGTGATCAGCTGGCCAATACGTTGGGTAATATCAATCAATGGATTGACCAACGCAATGCCACTAGCGGCACGCCAGGGCTGAATCTAACAGAAGCGGGCGACCAGTTCGCTCGCCAGTTGATTCTTGCCCAGTCGGGCGACCGGTCCGCGCTGCAGTCCATCACTCAATACGCTGACCAATACCTAACCGCCGGCGAAGCGATGTACGCCAGCGGCGGGGCATTTCAGCGTATTCAGCAAGACGTTCTCGACGCGCTGCAGGATCTACCCGACCAGATCAGCGCAGAGGAGTATCTGGCTCAGGAGATCCGCGACGCGCTGCAGGAGGCGGTTAGCCAGCTGCCTGGCGGCATCGCTGAATCATTGCATCCAATGTTCGATGCGATTGATTTAGATGCCAGCGGCCTGATTGATTGGGACGAGTTCTACAGCGTCTTTGCAGGCATGGCCAGCGATGAAGAACTACGCCGGATCTTCGCCAAATTGGATGCTGACGGCAGCGGCACGATTAGCCGGCTAGAGGCGTTGGGGCGTACCAGCGAGGGCACCGAAGACAACACCAAAACCTTGGAAGAGCGCGCCCGGGATCAGTTGGATTCGCTCGGTGGGCTGGTGGGTGAAATGTCCCGCACGACCGATCAATTCGTGGGGCTTAACAGCAACATCGTAAGCCTGCGCGATTCCATCAACGCCCTGGGTGTTGCCCAGGAAGAGGTGGCGCGGATTGAGCGCGAGCGGGCCGCCGCAGAACAAGCCGAGCGTGAGCGCATCCAGCGTGAGCGCGAACAAGCAGCCCGCGTTGCATCGCTAGAAACCGATGCCCAGCAATCGCTAGCTGATATGCAAGAGTGGCAGCGGCAGGCACAGGCAACAGTGCTGGGTAATACGCCTAATCAAACGCTGAGCCAACGGCGTGTAGATGACCTGACAGGGGTACTAAAGCGCTTTGCGGGCAATGACCAGATGTTGTCTGCGGAAGAGTTACAGCGGGCGTTGGCCCACTCTCAGAGCCAAGAACAGTGGTCGCAACGTGATAGAGCGTTTTTTAATCGATCAGCGAAGGCAGCGTTTGCTGAAAGCCAATACCACCAGCAAATGGGTAATGCCGCTGCGCTGTCGGGTGGTAGTTATTCCGGCAGCGTTAATTTCGGCTACCTAGGTGATCAAGAGTACCTGAACTCGCTTTCCACGGCCGAACGGGCGCGGCTTTACGTTGAGCGTTATGCAGATCTGCAAAAGGCGTTAGCCACCGGGGCATCGTATGGGCAAACGACGCCAGAGGCGTGGGGCGAGTATCACTATAACCGGTGGGGTAAAAACGAAGGGCGCATGTTCGCCAAAGGCGGCGTGTTTACTAACTCTGTCGTGCATGAGCCTACCGCGTTCGATTTAGGATGGATGGGCGAAGCGGGGCCGGAGGCGATTGTGCCGCTATCACGCGGTGCGGGCGGGCGTTTGGGTATCGACGCCACCGGCCTAATGCAGCTGCCCGATGGCCCGCTTGAGTTACCCATGCCCAACGTTCCCATGCCGCAATTTCCCGCGCTGGATAACAGGGACGTGGTGCAGGTGCTGCAAGACCTGCGAAGCGAAAACAAGCAGCTACGAGCGGACATTAATCGGCTGTTGGGTGATGTTAAAACCAATACCAGCAATACCGCTAACGCCGTGGCCAGCAGTGCCAGCCGCGCCGAGCAGCAACGGCGTGATCAACTGGAAGAACAGCGCGCCGCGACACGCGCCGCACGATTGAAGGGGCGTACGGTATGACCGAACAGCAGTATGAAAGATGGCTGGCGGATCTAACCGCTAGCCGGGTGCTGCTTGCCGAGCTGCACCATGCCGGGGGCGTTGAGTACGTGGCCACCGGCCCGTTTATCTCACGCCCCACCGATTCAGACCCCAATCGCGTGTACGACGATTGCCTAACCGCTGCCGTTGATATTTCCACGCGGATTGATGGCCTGATTGGGTTTGGGGAAGTGTCGCTACTTGATGATGGCAGCATTACCCACTGGGCAGCCAATGCTTGGCAGGGCCACCCTATTAAGCTTTTTCTGGGGGCGCCCGATTGGCCCCGTGACGACTTTCGGAAGCTGGCCGAAGGGCGTAACGGCGGCATATCAGATGCCCGCCGGGGCGTGCTGTCGTTCGTCATGGAAGACGAAAGCAGTGTGTTCGATGAACGCATCGACACAGGACAACTACCGGACGATGCAGGCCCGGTGCCGCTAGCGCTGGGTAGCGTTTACAACGCCCCGGCGTACTTGCTAACCCCAGACCCTTACCGCTTTAAAGCGTCTTATTTGCCCGTGACGGCGCTAAACCCAAAGGACAATGGCAACCCCGTAACCCACACAAACGAGCTTTCTAGCGGCGCGTTTGTGCTGAGCAGCGGGCTAATAGGCACGCTCACCGTGGATATTGAAGAAGCCCACAACACGCCTAAAAAAGTAGTGGAGTGGGTAGCCGATTATTACGGCGTGCCGCTGGGTGATGTTCAGCTGCCCAACTACCGGGTGGGGCTGTACTACAACGGCGACGTGACCGGTGCGCAGATCCTCGAAGAGCTTTGCCAAGGGCTAGGCGCGTATTGGTACCGCGATGCGCTGGGGGCGCTAACCGTACGCCAGCGGGTATTGCCCACGGCGGCAGACATCACGCTAGACGGTGATGACATTGAATATGATCAGATCCGCTTAGCGTCCACCGAACCCCCCTGGAGTGGCTTAACGCTGCGCTGGGGGCGCAACTACTCCCCGCTATCCATCATTGCGGGGGCTATTGAGGAAAGCAGCCCCGGGGAGGCATCACGGCTACGCAAGGAATGGCGAGAAAGCCGTAAAACGCAAGCAGTGGACGACTACCCGCTAGCCCGACATGAAGAGTTAAACAGTGTGATCCAAAACGCAGCGGACGCCGCATCAGAGCGTGACCGCTTGCTAGCGCTGCGCGCTCAACGCCGGGAGACGTGGAGCATCAAAGCGTTTTTACCGCCGGTGCGCGTCAGCATGGCCATCACCGTCGATCACCCCCGGTTAGCGGGCCGGGTGGGGAGGGTTGCCAGCGTTAGCCGCTCACCCACCCGGGGCACCACGAATCTGGAGATATGGCTTTGAGCAATCTGAGAATGATCATTAACAATTTTCACGATACGGCGACGCTCACGGCCACCAGCGGAGCGCTACCGATTGAGTACACGCAGCGTAGCGGGCGCTCTAAAGTCTGGCGCTCTGTGGATACCGCGCCGCAGGTGATTGACTGCGCATTACCCGACCCTGATTTCCTTTCAGCAGTGGTGGTTTACAACCACAACCTGACGTCCGCCGGCACGATACGCATTGAGTACCTACTACAGGGTGACGTGGTTTATGACTCAGGCGTTATTTTCGCATCGTCTCTTATTCCATTGGGCGTGTGGAGGGCTGGCGTTGATCCATGGGGGGCGCAGGATTTAACCGAGTTTCCCAACACTCATCATGTTGTTTGGACGGTGGCCACGCTGGCGACCGATTACCGTATCACGATTAGCGACAGCAACAATCCTGATGGCTATGTAGAGGTGTCGCGCATCATCGCAGGGCTTGCTTACTCGCCAAAAATGAATGCCAGCTACGGTGTGAGTTTGGAATGGCAGGACTTCGCTGAGCATAAGCGCACAGAGGGTAATTCACTGCGCACGATAGGTGACGGCATGGCGCGGGTACTGACTTTCGATCTGGATTATCTGGAGCGGGAGGGCTTGGGGGAGCTAAGCCGCGAGCTACTGAAAGTCGGTAAACGGCAGGACATTTATATCAATCTCTACCCTGAAAAAGGCGGCGCGCTGGAAGCGGAGCATGCCTTCGTCGCCCGGCGGGATGGAAGTTATGGCCATACGCACGATTATTTCAACAACTGGAAAACCCAGCAAAAGATGATAGAGGTATAACGCATGGCCACGGCTCCAACAGTACCCAATTTTAGCCAGTTTAACTTTGTCGTTGACGACCGAGCAGCGGTAATCACAAAGCAAAACGGCGTAAACGCTGCACTAGAACAGTTTGGTAATTCGCTTAAAGCGATGACCGACAGTATTAACGTTGACCTTGAAACCATGGAGGGGCAGAAAGCCGCGACGCAGCAGGCGGCAACGGCAGCAAGCACGGACGCCGCCCAGGTCGCGCTCGATAAGCAGGCGGTGGCGAGTGACCGCACCCACGTTGACCAGCAAAAAAGCGCGATTGATACCACCGCCGGGCAAGTGGAAGGCCACGCCCAGCAGGTGGCCACCGATCGCCAAGCCGTGGCCACTGACACGGCTACGGCGACACAGGCCGCAAGCGATGCCAGTACCGCTGCCGACGCCTCTATTCAAGCCAAGAGCGATGCCCAGGCGCTTTATGGTGACCTGTCTGCCGTAGACGCTGCTAAGACAGCAGCCCAACAGGCAGCCACCACGGCGGCCGAGGAGCGGGGATTAGCAGTCACCGCCCGAGAAGGCGCGGAAAGTGCGCAAACAGCAGCGGAAACCGCAGCGGGTGAAAGCCAAAGCGCGGCAAGCGCAGCGGTTCAAACTCACGTTGATAAGGACGACCCCCACACGCAGTACGAGCAGAAAACGAAACTAAAGGACGCGGCTTACTGTGATGTTGTAGGTGGCAGTGGCCCTTTGATGTCACGAGGCGCGTATGGTGTAGGGGTGTCAGGAGGCGGCATTCCAATAACAAGTAATGCTCGGGATATAGCCACTGGATTGTACGTCAACAATAACGACTATTCAGACGGGGGATTACCCAAAGGCGGAGGCAATTTTAATATTTTGCATCAAAAACGTGCGTCGGGTGGCGGTGAAACGCAGCTTTGGCAGCGCGATAGTCTTACAGCACCTGCCATTTTTTACAGAAGTAGAACAGCCGGCCCTTGGTCTGCATTTTTCGAGATATGCCACTCTAACAACATCGTCGGCACTGTATCCCAATCCGGCGGCATTCCCACTGGCGCTGTTATTGAATCTGACAGCAATAGTTTTTGGCGTTGGGTAAAGCTGGCTGATGGAACCATGATTGCCTACGCAGAGTTTAGACACCCTGATGCTTCCATCAATGTGCCTTCAGGGAACATATACAGAACAGAATCATTTATACCGCCAGACCTTCCTCCTGGTTTTGTAGACATTAGACCTAAAGTTTCCACGGATTATCGAGCGGCGAATACTACAGACGTTTGGGGTAGCTCAGCGGGGGGTGGTAGTACTACCAGGCCTTTTGATAGTTATCGGTTTTTATGTGGAAGAGCTCAAACAGGCCTTATTTTGGTACTTCATTTAACTGTCCACGGTCGTTGGTACTAAGAGAGATGACAACTATGAGACTTAAATTTTTAGCAGGTGCTGGCCCAGCCAGTTACAACATTGAAGGCAGCATGATTGAAGGTATCGACACGTCACTGTTTGTTGAAGGCGCACAATTCGTGGGCAACGAGCAGACACATGCGGCAGGCATTTTCGATATGTTTTGGAAAGGTGGCGAGCGGCATGTAGTGCTGGCCCAACCGACCAAAACGTCAGATATGCCATGGGCGGCGCGTGATGCCGGTTGGATAAATGCCGCTGACTATGACCCGCAAGCCCGCTATGTCGCTGCAACGAACCCGCAAGCGCTGGCACTGCTGGAAAGCGGCAAAGCTGAATATTGGCGCGACTCGGTAGACGGTGCTTGGACGGTGCGCGCAATTGAAATGGTAGAGCAGGAGTCAGTAGCATGAACGAAGCCCAGCCGGCGTGGTTTACTCCACCTAAAACCGCCGCCGAAAAACTAGCCGACGCCCAGGCCGCGAAGATCGAGCAGATCAATGCCGCGTACACCGAACAAGTACAACCGCTAATCAAAGACTACCCCGAGATTGAGCAAGCCACATGGATCGCCCAGGAATCTGAGGCCCGCGCTTACATGGCATGGCACGCCGATCAAGAAGGCCACACCCCGGCCACGCCAGTACTCGATAACATTCTGCTGGGCCGTAATGGCGATGGCGGAAGCGAAACGCTGCAGGAGCTGAGCCTGGCGGTGCTGGAAAACGCCGATATGTTTACCCGGGCGCAGCAGCTCACCGGCAAGCGGCAAAGGTTGGTCAAGCAGGTGCGGGAAGTGACGACGCAAGAAGCGTTAGACGGTATTACCTGGTAA